TAGGATCCAAAGCAGGTTGTCCGATATTTTGGGGCGGCCAATTCATACCAGCCGCAGGAGGTGTATATCCCGGTTGTGGCATACCCAATGGGTAACCTTGTTTCATAGGATCAATCTCATCACCCAAAGGACGGCTTGGTAGATCAAAGTTTTGTCCCGGCGCTGGCGTCGGATGTGCTGGTCTGCCCATAGCCCTGCTACGGTTAAACTGTCCACGAAGACCACCAATACCTCTGCGTCCCATTCCACCCATTGGGTTTCTATACATACTAACTCGTCTCCACGCCGAAGATACTAAATGCTATTTCGTCTCCCGCAGATGATCTAACAGATACTACATCGTCATCGCTTAAGGTCAGACCAATGATTATGAAGATGGAATCGTTAGCCGCCATTGCTTTGTTGTAGTAAATGTAGTGCTCATTTGCTACAGTGGCCCCTTTGGGTCTCACGGCTATTCTAAAATTAGGCGTGTTCCCTGTGAGGTTGCAGGCGACAATCGAACTCACTGTTGTCATTGTGTCTTCAGGCACAGTATACAGTGTTGCTTCGTTGGTATCCGACGGAGCCGTTTGTCCCAGTACCTTTAATGTATCAGCCATTACTAGCTCCTAGCAATAAGAACTGATATTTACGCAATGATAAAGAGCTATCTTTGTCTGTTTGTGTTTTCACTGCATTGATATCGCTACTAACATCGTCAAAGTTTTGTTCAATGGTTCTGCGCGACATACTTTCATCAAAAGCTTCGTACTCTTGTGGTGCATTGTTTAAAGCTCTATACCGTTTTAATGCCATTACCGCCTCCCGTCTGTTCTTCCGTCTAGCCTGACGTAACCTAAACGCCAGCCATAGCCAGCCCCGGTGCTTTGCACCTTCATGGACACCTGCCTAGCCCTAGCACGAACAAACGCTTGACCCGTGCTTGAGGTTACTGCGGCTGAAGTTAAAGAGGTCTGTGCATCGCCGGGAAAGTTGTGCCCGTTTAAGCTGATTGTTACCTCGTCTGCTGACTGAGCGTCTCTAAACACAAGATCTGGTATGATCCTGTTAATTGCCCACACTTGATCGCCTTCACCCAAGTCCATGTCGCCGCTTTCAATGTACGCAGTCATTGCTGACCCGTCATCGTCGTGCCCAATCTCATGGTTATAAAGAACGTTGGTTTTGATTAGCTTTACTACTGCGCCCCCCGCTGTGTCCGCAGTAGCTGTGTCTGCAATGGTGAAAACAATTGCGTCATCAGTGACTGACACAGCCGTGTGTTCATTATTTAACAACAACGGTTCTAGTCCACCCGTTGCAGACGACCCATCTAAACGGAATGTATCTCCAGCCAATACTTCGTGTGCTGTCGCGGCCACCGACACATTGCTTGTAGAATCTGCGGTTGTTGTTATTGGGTTTTCATCTAAGTCTTGCGTCAAAATAGATGTCGCCAACGGATATATCTTTGTACCAGCCCGATTCCACGTTCCACGTTTCAGTGTGCCGTAGTACCAAATATCTTCGATGTAGTTGTATATGACATATTTGTCATTTTCACCATTGCCAGACGCGGACGGATACATCCATATCACTTCACCAAAATCAGGGTTTGCGCCAGACACAACCTTAAATGACTGTGTTTCGTCAAAATCATCAAAGACCGTACTTAAAACAGGACACGTTAATTTTTGTGCCGTTCCTGTGTAAGTGTAGAATGCGCCACGATCCATAAAGTAAACCCTGCCATTTGCACTAACTGCCGCATTTGGCGACACCATGGACATACCCCTTGCTACTTCTGAAAATGAGAAATAGAAAGGACTGCCTGTGTACCTCATAGATTGAATGCCTACGTCAGTAAAAATTAATATCTCCTGACGTGCCATTAACGCGCCTATGATTTCTGATCCGGATGATAGCTCCTGACCACCCGCACTGTTTGTAGATAGTGGTTGCCACTGAGCGGCATTCTCAGAAGTAGACCACCTGACAAACAATGGATTGATGGTGCTGGATCCTATTGGATTGCATCCAAAGCAGATAACATGCCTAGCCACATCTGACATCATAACTTGTAGTGCGGCAACTGGTGTGTAGTACACTCCCGCTTTATATGTAGCTACTACGCTTGCACCACCACCAGACGCAGTGCCACTTGCATTTGAGCCACCAATGTCTGCGGTCCATGTTGTTTTTGTAGGAGTTGACGCTATGGTCATTTCTACATTCAACCGTGCCGCTGATATACCACCAATGGCACCGGACACACCTGAGATAGTAACGGTATCTCCTACTCCGGCTCCGTGACCCCCTTTATCGGTAACCGTAATAACAGTATTTCCGCTTGATGTTGATACGGGACTGGATCCGGCTAGTGTGATTGTACGTCTAGTACGGTCGCTTAATGCCACCGCCGCAGTAGATGTGCCAGCACTCTCGTCCCAATAAAAAATATTTCCTTGGCGGACACATGCTAATAAGTCATCACCAAAGTTATCCAGTGACCAAAGACGAAGTTGAGTTTGTTGTCCAATTGCTGTGGCGGAACCCCAAGTTCCTGAGCCCCAAGTTCCACTACTCCAGCCAGCGGATCTTACATATTCATCTAAACCAACATTGATTTTGTATGAGGCCGTTACACTAGACCCTCCACCTGCTGATACAGTTGAACTAGCCTGTGCATTGCACACAATGCGGTACTTGTCGTCAAAGTCTGAGCCGTCCGGCGCACCTAACGCTACGATACGATGGGTTGTGTTTAACGCAGACGTACCTATCCCACCTGTAGCGGTTGCACTAGCCAAGGTGACGTAGTCGCCTATGACTGCACCGTGAGATGTATGACTAATCGTAACTACAGCAGTTTCGTCTACCGTTGCTACTGGATCCGTACCAAGCGTAGCACTTAAACGAACCGGCGTGATGTCATGGTAAGTAGCACCTTGATTGACATATAACTTATTGGTAGTTCCCACGCCGATGTAGGCGTTTCCAGAGTCCGTAACCCAATCATGAATCTTTCTACTGATTCCAGTAAAGCGAGTACTAACATACCTAGCCCAGCCACCGATTTTTTCTGCAAAGCCTTTACGAAAACGAACCTTGTCGGAATCAAACCAGCCACCCTTAGCACTATATCTAGTGCCGTCAGTAACTAATCCAGCTTCCGGAGATATTTTTGTAAAAGCCATACACCCACCAAATATCTTTACTCTGTCAGTTTCTCATTAACAATTAAAAACGGATCTTCACCCTCTAAATTTCCTCCAACAATCATTTCTTGTTCTAACCCAGCGGCTCTTACAGCAAAACTTAATTGAGCCTGTGCTTCGTTAGCGGCTTGGATCAAATGTTGAAATATGCTGGCCTGCTCAGTCGTTAATTTCACCTTTCTTTCGTTAGACGCAGTCTGACCATTAGTCGTTTTTGCTTGCGATTCTTTCTTTGAGGTTTGCTGTTTCTGCTTCGACCGATGCGAGACGTTCCCCATGTGTGTCCACCTTTGTTCCTATACGGTTAACTGTGCGCTCTATCTGAGCGAGAGACTGTCTAGTCCCATTTAATCCTGCCTTTACTCCGCCATAAGCGGCCCCTGCGGCGGCTGGAATAGCGAGCAGAGATACTAAATTTACCATCTCACTCTCCATCGCCTTCTTCCTCTGAGTCCTGCGGTGCCCACGGCATACGGTCTACCTGTTGAATGGCGGGCTTACCCTGCTCTTCAGAAATAACAGAATCTAATTCTTGTTTAATGGTACCCAGATCAGAACCTAGCGCACCTTCGACCCAACCAATTACCTGTGATTCAGTTACATCACTGAATTCGGTCCAAGGACCAGACTCCCACTCTAATTGAGTAGAACCCGAATAATGCGTTTTATGTCCATCTTCATCTGAGGCCCACAGCACCCAATCTACTCTAATTATAGAGTTTTCGTGTTCGTGTGAATCGGGACCAACTACGGCTTCCATTCTATCTATGTACCAAGTATAGCTATTAGCCATTATGACTCATCCTCTTCTTTTTCTGGTTCGAGAATTGGATGACCTTCTGCGTCAGTCCAATCAGCCTCTCTTATGTTTTGGTCCTGTCTTTCTGCGACTACAAGCCATGACACTGTATCGGTGCAATCGCTGTCTTGTGCAGTAATCGTTAGCGTCGAACCTGACACTTCGCCACGCACCTGAGTCCACCCATCTTCGTTTTGAACCCACACCTGCGGATCACGGCATAATGCTTCCCATGTGCCGTCAGTCAGTCCAACCGCCGCATCTAAATCGACACTGGCAGTTCCACCTGAAAGCGTTACAGAATCCCTGTAGATAAGATCTGCCCTTGGACCCTCAACAAATGAATGGACTAGATCGTGCGTGTCCTTCATTGAGTCTAGGGGGTGGTCGATCCTGAACGATCCAGATCCCTTAGACAGGGCACCAACAACACTTAAGTTGGTGTCCGAACATTCAAACTGCTTGGCACCGCCAGCGTAAAACCGTATGACGTTTCCAGAGCCTTCAGTTATGTAAGTGTCGCCACCTCCGTCTAGGTACAGTTTGTGAGCGGTTGGTATTATTACGCCGTCACCCTGTACTTGGAAGTGACTTGTTCCACCAACAACCATTTGGATTGTGTCGCCACTAGACTCATGGATGTAGGTGTTACTGCCCGCATCTAAATAAAACTTGCCTCCTGACGGCACGGCTCCACCTCCGCCATATGGGCCAAGTATTACTGTTCTCGCGGTTGAATCGTCAGTGAACATTCCCTGAATAAGTGGCATTCCATCGCTATCCATAGCCAACGCCATGCCAGCACCCGTACCCGTCTTAGTCCTCACATATAAAGCAGACCTAGCCCTGATATTCCCAATAGCCGTTGCGCCAGCATTAGGTGCCCCAGCACCACCGCCCGGATCCGTTCCAGATAGTGTGTCTGGACCAATGACTATTATGCTTCCGGGGGCAGATGTTAAGCCGACTCCTATAGCGTCTGCGGAGGCGTCCACGTTAAACACATGGGTTGAGTCGTTGGATTCGATTCGGAAATCAACGTCATTGGAGCCCTCGTTAAAAATCCATGCACCTTCGCAGGTGACTGTATCTCCAGATGCACCGATTCCGATTGCACTACCGTCGCTAGAAATGCTGTCGAGGGCTATGTCTCCGACGTTAGTAATGTCTGCATCATTAAAGGAACTTGCACCAAAGGTATTGGAAGCCGCAGTAGATGTAATTCCTCCACTAGCAGTGACTGCTCCTGTAAGAGTAGATGCTCCACTGACATCCAGTGCACCATTTATGTCTATGGTGGTAGCGTTTATTTCAATTTCAGTATCGGCTACTAAATCAAGAACGCCGTCTGCGGACTGATGGATGTATGTTCCAGAGTCACCAAACTGTAGCTGTGTCGTACCTATGCCGGAATCGTCACTGAGCAACAGTCCTGTATCTGCTACATGGGTAAGAGTTACCTCTTGATCGTCACCAAACGCTATCTGGGCACCGTCTGCTAAAAACAGGTCACTAAACTCTAGTGAAGCTGTACCCAAAGCGGCTCCATCTGACGCATCAGGAACAAACGCTGTCGTGGCAGTAATTGTTGTACCTTGAATAGTACTAGACCCTGTAATAGCACCAGCAACAGTAAGTGTACTACTTAGTTCTAAGTCAGCAAACGCATCCAATACTGCGGCGTTGTTGTCACCGGAACCATCCGTATATACAGCCGCTATCTTGCCATTGCCGATAGTAACCTTGCCGCCTGTGCCACCGCTGGTCCCTTGGTTGATAATAATGTTTTGGGATCCGCTCGTAGCGTTCTCAATAAACCACAGCTTATTAACCGTGTTAGGTGCAAGGGTGATTGTGCAAGCAGAGTCTAATGTTCCTGTGTATTTCAGGAAGATCGCTCGGCCTTCGTCAGCCGCACCGTCTGCGATAGTCGTTGTGTGGGTATCAGCGTTTGTTGTGATCGCTTCTGTACCAGAACCAAATGCATCAGCGATAAGCTCTAGATTTGTATTGGTCTTGGTGCCCCAAGTACCTGATTCATCACCTGTGGTGATTTCAAGCAGTCTTAGATTGTTAACGTATGTTCCCATGTTTTATTCCTTATAGTATCCAAGTCCAAATATCTATTAAAACTTTCCAAACGGCCATATACCGTTTTTATCGCTCTATTGTCTCCCAATCTGGAGTTTGTGTATCACTGACTGCTGACCAGCTTGGTGTCTGAGAGTCTGACACTTCAGACCAACCGGGAGTCTGCGAATCTGAAACCGCCGCCCACTCAGGGGTTTGCGAGTCGCTGACTGCTGTCCAATTCGGTGTTTGTGAGTCATCTATAATACCCCAGACTTGTACGCCACTAGTTGATGCAGTTGCCCCCACACCGGTTACGTCAACCGTTACTGGTATGGTAACAACTACGCTTCCAACTGCTCCAGTTCCTGCAAGCCCCGTAACATCAACATTTCCATCACATGTTACTGTTACTGACCCCAGCCCACTGGTTGCGGCAAGCCCGGTAGCGGATATTGAGACATCTACAGTAACCGATACCGATCCCAATGCACTTGTTCCGGCCAGCCCTGTGACCGAAAGATTTGCATCACCTGCAACTGTTACAGAGCCAACTGCGCCCGTTCCAGCTAAACCTGTCAAGGTAACATTTGCCGTTCCTGTTACCGTGACGCTTCCTACTCCACCTGTTGCCGCTACACCTGTAGGAGCAACATTTGCATCACCCGTTGCAGTTACGCTTCCAACTGCTCCGGTTCCCGCCAAGCCCGTTAAAGTAACATTTGCATCCGCCGTTACTGTAACCGACCCTACTGCACTTGTACCTGCTAAACCTGTTACTTCAACAGGTATAGCTTCACCCCACGTGCCAGAACCCCATGTAGACCGGCCCCAGCCTGTTACATTAGCCATACTAGGCTATACGAATTATCGCATTACTCGCATCTGCCGCAGGAAAGGCAACCGTAAACGTACCAGCGGTAGCTGTCTTTAATGCACCAAAGTCTAAAATAACGACAGACGCATCACCTGAATGACTATCATTAAAGATCATTGCACCCATAGCCGAAAACGTAGCAGTAGACCACGAAACATCAGCAAAATCAGTATAGGCGGTCGTGCTACTTGTCGTAGGATCTACACGAGTTAGTGATTCTCCCTTGGCAGTATAGGCAGATCCTGCATCATTAGTAATCTCATTAGAACTGGTATACGCTGTAGTAGCGGCAGTGAATGACGCACTATCTGTATACAAAGCCATCCTAAAGGTATTACCACCTGAATTTTTAAAGTTGTGACCAGCTTCCATCAATTCTTTTTTGAAAGAGGTGCACATAAAATTTCCTGAAAATGCCATTATAGTTTCTCCACTGAGTTAGCCAAGTCATTATGACCTGCTGACCTCAACAGGGTAATGACCTTAGAGCGATCTTCTTTTATCGCTTCCCATATAAAATATTGTACTGCCTTGTGAATATAAGCCTTAAACTCTTTTGCTTGTTCAGCGATAGTAGGATGAGCATTTTTCCCTACGGAAATAATCATATCTGAAGCCCTCTCTGCCCAATGACTTGGACCAAGATTGCCATTAACGCTGGTGGTAACTGTTACGTTTCCTACTCCCGAATCAATATCGAACATTAACTAGGTATCGTCCTTATTTGTCCATCACGATATTCATCTCCTGTCATTCTACCTTCTGCTTGCATTTTTAGCAAAGACAAGGCGTCAGCATACCTTTGTTGGTATAGTTGCATCATGTCCGCGTCACCCTTCATATAGGTGTACGCTTCTATCAAGGATCCGTACAGCAACACTGTGTCAGCATTGGTGCCCAGCCATGACGTTGTGGAGCTAACGATAGAGCTTGGTTGGTAGTAATAATGTAGTTCTGTGACGTAATTAGCATCTGGCGTGGGTCCGATAATAAACGTGTCTGTATCAAAGACTCCGTAATACTTTGGCGTTCCCTCTGTAGATGCATTTGGATACGTCGATCTAATAAAGTTTGCGTCTTTGTTGAGCAAAAAGATTTGATTGCTAGAACTGGTTATTGACAAAGAGAAGGGAAACAAAAAGTCAGATGGCATCGCCAAGTACGCATTACCATCAGTCATGTTACCCGCAACATTCTTGCGATTTACTGGCAGATTTACTGAGCGGTATACCCTTTGTTCAGCTTGTTTGATGAACGTAGGTATTGCCGCAACAAAGTTTGTTTCAGTGTTGTTCGAGTAATCCTTAATTGCATCAGTCAATTCGCTGTAATTCATGTCGTTACCGTAACCTTTCCAGTCTTGCCGTGTGCAACAAGGTTTCCGGATCCGCCTCCATTACCGTTACCGACTGGATCAAATGCAAACAACTCTCTGCTAGTATCTTGAGATATATCTGGCCTAGGATCCCTCAACGCTTGTGGGTCTGCGTAATCGCCAAGTCTACCTAAGAAGTTTTGAGGCTGGTCCTCGTCAAGCATGTCGCGACCGACCATTAAGCCAGTCATTCGACCCGCCCTCACTTGAGGAACCAAGTCCTTCAATTTGTATCTAAAACCGGTGCGATCACAGAAGCCAAAAGCGTATTTACCATTAGCGAATCGTGCCATTAATAACCTCCGGGTACAAAATGCACCGAAGCACGATCACGGTCTTCTTGTTGAGCTAGATCCCACTGAAACTCGTATTCTTGCTTTAACTCCGCAGAACGCACAAACGCTTCTGGGTATTTCTGCGAAATATTAAACGCAAGCCCCGATACCAATGCAGGTAAAAAACGTGCAGGCACATCGGGGTTCGTAGATCCAACTGCTCCAGTGTCTTCTATTCGCCTAATACGTTGATAGGCAAATGTGTACACCTTGTCAGGGGTAGGCCACAAATATACCACCGGTGCGGCCTGTTGTTTGTCGATGTAAAGGTTTACCGGACGACCTTCGGTAAGCTTGTTAGGTATCGTTGAGTACTGAGATACGCTAAAACGTGACAGAGGGAGATCATTTTGAGATGTGCCCGACCCATCGCGGATCCAATGCTCAATAAGATCTATCGTGTCGGCTGGAAGTGTGATTGTAGAGGTGCTGGCCGTTGTACTAGCAGTTCCCTGCTCTACACACCAAAAGTTTAGTCCACGGTTGGCCCACTCAAGACTAAGAAGGTTTAAAGACCTGCGAGCAGTCTCTATGTCATAGCCTGTTTTGCTTTGTAGCCCGCATCGTTCAAATGCCTCTTCAATAACTTCTGATATTTCTAAATTAAAGGTTGCTGTTCCAGAAGTAGCCATTTCAACTCTCCTTGAACTTGTTTAGGGCTCTAGTAGTCGCATCCATGCAGGATCCCGGCAACTTTGAGCCGGTTTTCACTATCCCCCCGCTCCTCAACCTTGCCAGATCAGGAAGACGTATTGTGTTTGCTACAGCCCGCCTTAATAAGCCACCAGAAGCTTTGCCTTCCCACTCTTGTGCCATATCAGGGTTATTGGCATGCATCCACTTTCTCTGCTTTTCGCTCTTGAAAGGCACGATTAAATAGCTCTCCAGTTAGGATACTTTTTTGCAATCTTACTTGTATAGCCTACTTCCTCTTTTTGTTGAGGGTAGTTTTTTACAAGCTTGCTGTAATATCCGTCATCATTAACTTCTTCAGCTTTCTTTTTAATTACGTCCTGAAACTTGGAGTCGGGCATTATTCATAGCTCTTTGTCATAGAAAGCATTATGGAATAGCGATCTCCGCTACCAGCCCCTGTGGTGGTAAACATGATGTCACCAGTTGGGCTAGATGCATTATTAACTAGAGGTCCAGCTTGTCTAAAATCAAAATATCCATACCCACTAAGTGTCCAAGCAAGCACGTCTGTTGATGCATCCCACAGGAGGTCTACAGCCATGCCACTGCACTCATACCACACACGGTCAATCGTCACGCTTGTGCAGGAGGCTCCCGAACCTGACTGGGTTTGTAGAGCGGAAACGTCCACCTTCTTGACGGCGGCCTCGCCTGACCCGTCAGAAATGTTGGTGAACTTCATAACAGCGACCTTGTCGCCGTCTTGCAGAGTTTGAGAAGTTACTGCGTCGGCCATCTAAAAGTCTCCTTATGGGTACGGGAGCTTTCGCTCTGCCCATAGCAGAAGATGTGGTCACCCACCCAGATAGATGGGTGACCCTATCTTGTTAATTACGATTGATCTGTAAACGCAGGTGCATCTGCACCTTCTGTATAGCCCCAGATAATCCAATTCGTTGAATCTTTTGCTACGATATTGACCTCCATGAGACCAAAGTCCGTGAGAGTCAGAATTGAGTTGGAACTACCATTTGCGTACACGGACACATTGTCCGCATTAGAGTCCAGATGAACAACACCACCGATGAAGAAGTTAGCATCAGCACCAGTGTCAATAATCAGATTCTCTGCTTCTTCTGCCGCTCCACCGTAGATAAACTTAAAAGACACACCCTCAGAAGGACTGGGGAGTGTCAGTGTACGGTTACCTCCAAGGGCTGGAACCACAACAACCCTGCCACCGTGGGTGGCCGCAGTCAGCGTAGTATCCGCATCGGACAAGGTTACAGGTGCAACCTGCATCCCTGAACCATCATAAGTAAAAGAGGTGGTAAACGCGCCTGTGGTAGCGTTTTTAGAAACTACTGTGAATCCGTTTTCTGACCTTACTGGTCCACTAAAAGTTGTATTAGCCATTTAAGCTCTCCTGTCTTGGCTAGTGTCTACCGTTTCCGGTAGTCAGGAAAAAAAAGAAGACTGGGGGCAGAAGCGACGTATCGCTCCCACCCCCAACCTAAACTACGCTCCGGGTGAACCCCAGACCCCTAGTGGGTCGGAGACTCCAAA